CGTAATACCATAACCACCAGTTTGTGGATTACCTACAAAAAATCTACAATTAGGATTATTTTGAAAATCTTCTATATTTTTTTGTCTTGTTTCAGAGTTGATAGCACCATAATAATCAACCACTGATTCATCACCATATTTTTTAATTAACTCTTTAACAATCTTTTCAATATCATATATGTAATTAGCCCATATTATTACCTTACCACTAGTCTCATCAAGAGTATCGAGGAGCTCGGACATTCTATTATTCTTAATATCCACAACCGTGTTATCATCTAGCTTCATATGTCCACATGTTATCTGATGTAATCTCATTAATTGAGTTAACACATGAGGAGCCGTAACTGTTTTACCTTTGATAGCAGCTAAAGCTAATTGTTTCATAGAAGCATAATGTTTTTGTTGCTCTTCTGTCAACTCAACTTGTCTTTCTATGTAAGTTTTTTCTGGTAGATCAAGACAATCTTTTTTCAATACTCTATATGAAAATCGTTTTAAGCTGTCAGATAACTCATCGAGTCTTTTATAACTAGAAACTATTTGAACCTGTCTACCACCAAAGTTTCTACTCACCATGTGTGCATACCTGGACCGGAAAGCATAATAGCTTTGAAAGCCTAATAGATAGGTGTTTAAAAAATTACATTGACTATACAAATCAAGAGGTGATTTGGTTACTGGTGATCCTGTGAGGATCCTTCTATATTTTGCTTTTGGTCCTAAGATAGTTATAGCTTTAGTTCTTTTAGCAGTTGGATTTTTGATAGTAGTAGACTCATCAATAGCCATTAAAGTTTTATGGGCTTCAATAAACTTTGTGGCAAATTGAAGGCCTTTCTTTGTCGAAAAAGCCTCGACATTCATTACAAGGATGTGAAGGTCAAAGTCAATATTAAATAATTCCTGATACTCTTTATCCTTTGTTTTGGATGTAGAAGCAGTCCATAATACCGTTTTATGTTCTACATGACTAGGTAAATGTGTAGGAATTTCTTGAGAATACCAGTTTCTATATACACCTTTTGGTGCTATAATTAACGCCGCATTTATTTTACCTTTATCATAAAGCATAGCCATATTATCAACTAATACTTTAGATTTACCTGTACCCATCTCCATAAAATAAGCATACTCTTCTTTATCCCAAGATTCTTTTAATGCTTTTAACTGATGAGCATATGGCTGCGTTTTAAATTTATAATTCATAATTTTTTATTCTTTCTGCTTGACAGATCATATGGGAATCATTATATCTTTGTCAAGAGAATTATAGAATGAAGAATAAAATATTTGAATTATATAAACCAAAGTCATTAGCAGAGTTTTTAGACTTTCATAAAAACAATCCTAATGAAAAATTTGTCTATGTTTTACAACACCCACCTGCAAATATAAATATTTTGGGTGCATCAGATTTTGGATACCTGGTAATATGTTTACCAAACTACGGACCAGATTCACAAATAATATTTTCATCACATCCTTTTGTATTTAAGATGCAAAAAAATTTACGAGATTTTAGAGAACAAGATTATGTATTGTTAACTGGAGATCCTGCTATTATTGGAATCTCTTGCGCAATCGTTTGTGATAAAACAAACGGAAAGTTTAACCTCTTGAAATGGGATCGACGAGAGGCTAAATATTATCCAATAAATTTCGATCTCTATCAGAAAGGATAACTCAATGAGTATTGACTTTGAAAAAGACAAACAAGAATTGGTAGAAAAAACGGATTTAAATTCGTTATCAATTCACACAGATGAGCTACAAAAATTGCAAACACAAATAGCTTCATCTGAAGAACAAATTAAACTTCTGAAAGCGAAGTATGACAAAATTAGTTCTGAGACTATACCCAACATTCTTGCAGAACAAGGGTTACAGTCTTTGAAACTTGCTGACGGATCTTTGATTGAGGTAAATAAAAAGTACAGCTGTACTATACCTAAATCAGAAGAAAAGAAGATCGCAGCATATAAATGGCTTCGGGACAATGGGTTAGGTGACATTATTAAAAATGAGGTTGCTGTAACTTTCGGTCGTGGAGAAGACAACAAGGCGAATCAATTGATGGACCTTGCAGCCAACAATGGTTATGAGCCTACCCAAAAACAAAAGGTAGAACCCATGACTTTGAAGGCTCTATTCAGGGAGCGTATTGAGGCTGGCCTCGATATGCCCTCTGATGTTTTTCACACATTTGTGAAGGACGAAACTAAAATAAGCCAGAAATAGGAGGACAAATGACACAAGAAGCGAGAAGCGCGGCGAAAGAAGCGGGAAACGTGGCTAAGATGAAAGAGAATCTACCAAGTTTAGATCTCTTTGAACAAGACGCCCTACAAGGATTCGCAAACATGGCACAGCAAGACCTTGCATTGCCATTTATAAGAATCTTAGGGCAACTATCTCCACAAGTAAATGAACGTGATGCTAAGTATGTAAAGGGTGCCAAACCTGGTATGATTTACAATACTGTGACTCATGAACTTTACGATGGGGTAGAAGGCATCAATGTAATTCCTTGTTATTACAAGAGAGAATACATTGAATGGCAAGATCGAGGTGAAGGATCAGGTGCACCTGTTGCAGTACATGATGCAACAAGTAGTATCATAAACGACACCACGAGAGATACGATGGGTAAAGATAGACTCAAGAATGGAAACTATCTTGAGAATACTGCATCGTATTTCGTTGTTATATGTAAGAAAGATGCAGCTGAAACTGCACTTATTACAATGAAATCTACACAGCTTAAGGCTAGTAGGAACTGGAACTCCATGATGAATGGACTAAAGTTACAGGGAAAAAATGGGTTGTTTACACCACCTATGTTTTCTCATGTCTACAACCTAAAGACAGTGCAGCAATCAAATGACAAGGGAACTTGGTTTGGTTGGTCTGTTTCCAAAATTGGTCCTTGTACTAACAGGGCTCAGTATGAGCAGGCAAAAGGTTTTGCTGATAGTGTCCAAAAAGGGGCAGTAGAAGCAAAGCATTCTAAAAACGACGAGAAGAGCGAAGATACTCCTTACTAGGGGTATTGGGGCGGCGTGGAAGCGAGAGGGGAAGCGCCGTCCCTTTACAATTTAAATAGAAATGATAATCAAGAAAGATACATTTAAAAATATATTTGAAGGGCTAAAGATAGCATATGGACAATATCAGAAAGGGGATCGTAACGAAAACGGTAAACAGACAGGCAAGGCATTCATTGTCAGAAAAAATGTTAGCGATGATCTGTGGGAAAACCATTTACAAGGCAAAGGTCCGGCTCTCGGGATCATCCCAATTAATGAAGATAATTTATGTAAGTGGGGTTGTATTGATATTGACGAATATAATTTCGACCACGCTAGCCTCGTACAAAGTATTCGAAGACTTAAGCTCCCGTTAATAGTTTGCAGAAGTAAATCTGGCGGAGCGCACGTTTTTTTATTTACAAAAAATTTTATACCTGCATCTCAAATGCAGAGTACATTAAAAAAAATGGCCAAGACTCTTGGCTATGAAGGTTCAGAAATTTTTCCAAAACAAACAGAAATATTAGTTGATCGTGGAGATACAGGTAATTTTTTAAATTTACCATATCACAATGAAATGAAAGGCTTACGATATGCAATTAAAGACAACGGAGAAGCAGCATCTTTGTCAGAATTTTTCGAAATGTATAGTGCATATGTTCAAGATAAATTAGAAGAAGTAAAAATAGAACAACCAAAAATAACAGAAGCTTTTATAGATGGTCCACCATGTTTAAATAGATTAGCTAAAGATGGCTTTGGAGAAGGTGCAAGAAACAATGCATTATTTAATATTGCAGTATACTATAAACAAGCAACACCAGATACATGGGAAGATGAATTAGTAAAATCAAATCAAAAATATATGAGCCCACCATTAAACAACACAGAGGTTCAAATGTTAATTAAATCAGTAAATAGAAAAGGATACGATAAATACAGATGTAAAGATGCTCCTATTAATTCTGTATGTCAATCTGGTTTATGTAGAACTAAAAGATTCGGAGTCGGATATGGTGAAGAAGAAATGCCAAGTCTTGGGAGTCTTACAAAATATACATCAAAACCACCACAATGGTTTTTAGATGTGGGTGAGTCTAGAATAGAATTAAAATCAGAACAACTCTATAATCCAGGTATGTTTGCTCTAGCATGTTTAGATCAAGCTAATCTTATAATACCAGTATTGAAACCAAAAGATTGGAAACAATACTATTTAAAACCTTTAATGACAAACATACAAGAAGTAGAACCATTAGAGTCTTTAGATCCAAGAAATGAAATTATGGATTTGCTACAAGACTGGACAACAAACAGACAGAATGCAAGAACCATGGATGATATATTTAATAAACTACCATACACAGATGATGGTAGAGAGTTTACATATTTTAGAATGGAAGACTTTTTTAATTTTTGTAAAAAAAATAATTGGGATATGGACAAAACAAAAACAGGTAATTTAATAAAACAATTAGATGTATTTGTAGATGAAGTAAGAATGACAATTAAAAAACAACAACCGAGATTAATTAAAATAAAAGCAATGAAAAAAATAGAGGCAAGTATATCACAGGTTAAATATCAAGAAGAAATATTTTAATGCGTAGTGAAAAAAATATAATTTTAATACGTCATGCAAAATGGTTATGGGACAACAAGTTAAAAAAAGAAGCTAAGGAGTGTAAAAAACAAGCGTATGAAGACCATTATACTAGGTCCACCAGGTACTGGAAAAACAACAACTCTCTTAAACCTCGTAGATGAGTTTATCCAACAAGGTATTAGGCCAAAACAAATAGGTTATTTTTCTTTTACAAAGAAAGCAGCCACTGAAGCAGCCAACAGAGCAGCTATAAAATTTGAATTAGATGCAGAGAATGATTTAGAAAATTTTAGAACACTTCATTCTTATGCTTTTAAAATGTTAGGGATGACAAAAGAAAAAATGATGTCAGCTTCTGATTATAAAGAATTTGGGCAAAAATGTGGCATACCAATCAAGACAGCTAAATTCTCTACAGAAGACGGGACTTTTAACTCAGACAATGAATATCTTACAATAATAAATACGGCAAGAGTAAGGCAAATGGATTTATTAGAGTATTATGATTCAAGACAAAATATATTAGATATAGAAAGAGGCACTCTTTATTTAATATCAGAAGAATTAAAAAGATATAAAAGTGAAAAAAGATTAAAAGATTTTACAGATCTATTACAAGATTTTTTAGACCAACAAATTAAATCAAAATTTGAAGTTTTATTTATAGACGAAGCACAAGATCTATCATTATTACAATGGAAAATGGTAAAACAAATATGGCAAAATGTTGACAAAACATATATTGCAGGTGACGACGATCAAGCAATATTTAAATGGGCTGGTGCAGATGTAGATCATTTTATAGCATTAAAAAGTGAAGTAGATAATATAAAAACATTAGATCAATCTTATCGTATACCTGGTGGACCAATACATGAATTATCACAAAGAATAATAAGCAAGGTACAAAACAGATTCGATAAAAATTATCAACCAAGAGCAGAGGAAGGCATACTTTGTAGGTACTCCGATGTAACACAAGTAGATATGTCAGAAGGAAACTGGTTGGTATTAGCTTCTGCAAATCATTTTTTAGATGATATAAAAGAATTGTGTGAGCTCCGTGGTTGGTATTATCAGTACAAAGGATCTAATTCTATAAAATTAAAATTACTATTAGCATTACAAAATTGGGAAACATGGCGAAAAGGTGGCACACTAACTAACATAGAAATAAAAAATATTTATGAATATTTAGGGGCTAACGTGACTGAAGGATTTAGAACAGGAAAGCTGTTTAAATCAGAAGAAAAATATACTTTACAACAGTGTAGAGACAAGTATGGTCTACTTACTGACAAAGTTTGGTATGAATCTTTTGAAGGTTTAGATACTATAACTGAAAACTATATAAGAAATATGAGAGCAAATGGTGAGAGAATCAATAAAAATCCTAGAATTATAATGTCAACAATACACGGGGCGAAAGGAGGAGAAGCACAGAAAGTTTTAATTTTACAAGATCTTACGAATGCAGCATTAGAAACATTTCAAAATGATCCTGATGAGTTGCATAGATTATTTTATACAGGTACAACCAGGACCAAAAAAGAATTGCATATTGTTGATCCAAAAAATTTTGACAGGGCATATATACTATGAAAATAAAACCATATACATTAAGAGCAGCAAATGAATATGTTAGACAGCATCATCGACACAGCAAAGTTGTTGTTGGTTGTAAGTTTTGCATCGCTGCTATTAATGAAAACAATGAAGTAATTGGTGTAGCAATTGTTGGTAGACCTGTCGCAAGAAAATTAGATGATGGATATACAGGAGAGATTGTAAGAACATGCACAGAAGGTGTTAAAAATGTCAACAGCTTCTTGTATGGAGCATGTGCTAGAATATGGAAAGAAATGGGTGGCACTAAAATTTTAACATACACATTAGAAACAGAATCGGGAATTAGTTTAAAAGCCGCAGGATACAAACACAAAGAAACAACAAGGGCTTTTTCTGAAGGCACAGGTTGGACAACTAGGAAAAACAGAGAATGGCAACCAAAAGTACACTCGTTACAAAAATATAGGTGGGAAAAAAATTTATGAAAAAAGTTAATAATGTTTGGGAAAAGCAGCATGGTGGGAGTCACTACCAAAAATATAAAATTCAGCCAAGTAAGTTTGTAGTGGAGAATGAATTGCTATATCCTGAAGGTTGTGCTATAAAATATATTATAAGACATCGAGATAAAGGAAAGAAGCAAGACATATTAAAAGCAATACATTTCTTAGAAATGATAATCGAAAGGGATTATAAGTGAGAACAATACAACCACCTTTATTTTCACCTGAAACAGAATGGGTGATGCCTGAAGAACTAAAAGACCTATCTAATTACAAAGAAATAGCAGTTGACCTAGAAACTAACGACCCAGATTTAACTACACTTGGATCGGGGAACGTGGTTGGTAGAGGACACATAGCAGGTATTGCATTAGCTGTTGATGGTTGGTCCGGTTACTTTCCTGTTAAACATGAAAATGGTGGTAACATGGATAAAAAATTAGTTTTTAATTGGTTAAAAGATATATTTAAACAAGAAGATACAACATTTATTTTTCACAATGCTATGTATGATGTGTGTTGGTTACGATTTTATGGCATAGAAATAAAAGGTAAAATTGTAGATACAATGATAGCAGCATCTTTAATTGATGAAAATAGATTGTCTTATCAATTAAATACATTAGCAAGACATTACATTGGTATAGGTAAAGATGAAAAAATTTTACAAGAAGCAGCTAAACTTTGGGAGGTAGATCCAAAAAAAGATTTATGGAGATTACCTGCAATGTTTGTTGGACAATATGCAGAACGTGATGCAGAGGCAACACTTAAACTTTGGCAAAGATTAAAAACAGAATTATATGCACAAGAGTTATGGAGTGTTTTTGAATTAGAATTAGATTTGTTTCCTTGTTTGGTAGACATGAGATTTAAAGGTGTAAGAGTAGATCTTGAAAAAGCATCTAATATTAAAAAAAATTTAATAAAACAAGAACAAGAAATTCTTAATAAAATCAAGGGTTTAACTGGTGTTGATGTAGAAATATGGACAGCAACATCAATTGCAAAAGTTTTTGATAAATTAAAATTACCTTACGACAGAACAGAAAAAACTGATGCACCTAGTTTTACAAAAAATTTTTTAGCGAATCATCCAAATGAAATTGCAAAAGACATAGCTAATGCAAGAGAGATAAATAAATCTCATACAACTTTTATAGATACAATAACTAAACATGCTGTTAATGGAAGAATACATGCAGACATAAATCAAATAAGATCAGATCAAGGTGGGACCGTGACTGGTAGATTTTCAATGTCTA